TTTGTACTAAATGGTAATAGCTTTTACTATGGAAAAATTATGGCGAGTTATTTGCCATTTAGTTCTATAGATGCTATGACTTTTCGCAGTCCGCTTACATTAACTAATAGAGTAGGTATGTCTCAGTGCCCTAAGGTATTTTTAGATGCTACTACTTCTGAAGGTGCAGAAATGATGCTGCCTTTCTTTTATCCCGCAGATTATGTTGACCTTACTCAGGCTGATATTATACGATCTTTAGGAACAATAATTCTTTATACTATTGCTGATCTAAAACATATGACTCAAGATTTAGCAATATCTTTGAATTTTGTAACTATTTCTGTATATGCCTGGTTTGAGGATGTAGAACTTCAAGGTCCTACAGTAACCAATCCTACTGGTATTGCAGTGCAATCCGGAAGAGAGAAAAGAGAGAAGGAAGCGGTTGATAAGCCTATTAGCCAAGCTTGTACAGCAATAGCTAAGGCTAGTAAAGCGTTGGCTACTATACCTATAATAGCCCCTTATGCACTTTCTGTTGAAATGGGAGCCTCTATAGCTAGTTCTATAGCTTCAAAATTTGGTTATTGTAAGCCTAATATAGTGCAAGAACCGTGTAAATTTATAGGAAGACCTACAGATAATACCGCAGTGACTAATACGACAGATAATTCTTTGAAATTAGCAGTAGATGTTAAACAACAAACCACAATAGACCCTAGAATAGTAGGATTAGATGGAAGAGATGAACTATCCATACAGCGAATAGCTAGTATTGATTCGTTTCTTTGTACGTTTCCATGGACAATGGGAAATTCAGTGGGTAATCAATTATTTTCTGCTTTAGTAACACCTATGCAATTTGTGAGTATAGGTAGTCCATCACTCAATTATGTGAATCCTACTGCTATATGTGGAGCAAGTATTCCTTTTTCTTATTGGACAGGTTCTATAAAGTTTAAATTTCAAATAGTTAGTTCTGCTTTTCATAGAGGAAGGTTAGCTATAGTTTACGACCCTTTACCTGTTCTTACTGGTAGGGAAGATAACATGCAGTTTACTCATATAGTAGATATTGGAGAGACGAGGGAAGTAGAGGTAGAGTTTGGAGTTTATAAGAAAACTCAATGGTTAGAAATATATGATTCATGGGTTACAAC